TCGACGAATGGAAGGCCGCCTGCGACGAGGTACGGCCCGAGGACCTGCTGCGAGCGGTGCAGATGGCCATGGACGTGCAGCACGCGGAACTACGCAGCCCACGGGGCTTCACGGTGGCCATGCCGGATTGTTTTCGTTGGCTTCGGGACTGCTGCTACCTAGCGCTGCTGGAACGCCATCAGACGCGGCAGCCTGAGCTGATCATCCCTGGCCAGACGGTGCTGTGATGAAGCTGTACGACCCCACCAAGGCCGGCACGTTCGTCTGGCCTATGACCAAGGGCAAACCCGGTGAGCCGACCACCTACCAGCTGACCAATACCGACAGTGCGGACAACTGGGAAAAGCAGGGCTGGCAGCTTGCTGGTCCGCATCAGGTGGGCCGCTACGACGAGGAAGGCTGCTTCTGCACCTACCTTCCACCGATTGATGGCCGTCACGGTGGCCTAGGCCGCTATGCGCGGCACCCCTTGGCAGCGCAGGCGAAGGAGACCTACGAGCGCGACCTGATCCAAAGCCGCTATGCCGGCTCCTCGTCTTGGAATTGACTGCTAGCGGTACCTAGGGCTAGGCTTCTGCCTTGGCTTCAGGGCTCCGCCTGCAATTGAGCAATGAACCCAGCCTTTGACAGCTACTCGGTTCGCTTGACCCTGCAGCGCGGCATTCATGCCGGTTATTGGACCCTTGCTGATCTTGACCAGCCCAGTCGAGGATGGCTAGAGACCAAAGAACAGGCCACCCATATCCCCGCCTTTGTCCATCCCCCTTACCTAAACCTCCTCCGTGATCAGCCCCCCGCCGAAGCCGTCCAACCCATCAGCCCCCGCGACTTTGACGTGGCTGCCGTCCCTAGGCCTAACGAGGGACCCAGAAACGTGGACCTACTCCCTCAACGATGGCCACCAGAGCCACAGGTTCCCGATCTCGGTCACGGGGGTGATCTCAGCGGTCACCAAGACCCCGGAACAGATGGCCCAGATCATGGCCAAACGCCACGTCTGGGAAGCTCGTGGCAACACCACACACCAAGCGCTGGAGCACTTCGTCAACCATCGCTGGAACCCGGCGAGTACCTGGAAGACCCCGCCGAATGCGAGTTCTGAGGAGTACAAGCCCTTTGGCTCCTATATCCGCCCCATCCTTGAGCACCCCATCTGGGAGTCCATCACGCCCATTGGCTCTGAGCTGATGGTCTATTGCCTCAAGCGCAACGTGGCGGGCACCCTCGACCTGATCTTCCAGTTTCCAGACGGTACCTACGGCATTGCCGACCTCAAGACTCTTGGTCCTGCCGGCAAGCCCTATGACATCAGCCCCCAGCTTGGCGCTGGTGTCCACATGGCTGGCGACCGCTATGGCCTGCTCTTTAGCCGGTGCCTCAGCCTCTGGGCACGCCCTGGTGGGTTGCAGGTCCAGACCCACGACGCGCAGCAGTGCCTTGATAGCTGGTGGTCCGTGTTGGACCAGTACGAGGCCCGCTTCAGGCCGTTTTGACCATGCGCGTCTTGGTGGCTTGCGAATACAGCGGCAGGGTGCGCGATGCCTTTCGCCGCCATGGCCACGACGCATGGTCATGTGACCTTTTGGACTGCGAAGGCGACCCGCGCTACCACCTGCAGCAGCCGGTGGAACCCTTGCTAGCCGATGGCTGGGATCTGATGGTGGCTCATCCACCCTGCACCCATCTGGCCGTTTCTGGCAGCCGTCACTTTCACCGCAAGCAACGCGAGCAGGCCGAAGCTCTCGACTTTGTGCGGCTTCTTATGGATGCGCCCATAGAACGCTGGGCCATTGAAAACCCGGTGAGCGTGATCAGCAGCTCCATTGCCCCGCCCCAGCAGATCATTCAGCCATGGGAGTTCGGCCACGGTGAAACCAAGGCCACTTGTCTCTGGCTGAAAAACTTGCCACGGCTTAGGCCAACACAGTTGGTGCAGGGCCGTGAGGCCAAGGTGCATCGGATGCCCCCAGGCCCTGATCGCTGGAAAGAACGCTCTCGCACCTACCAAGGCATTGCCGATGCGATGGCAGACCAATGGGGTGGCAAACCCCTGCCAGCACTGGCCAGCCAACTGCCGCTTGCTTTGTGAACTTTTACTAGCACTAGGCAGCAATACAGCTTGGCGGTGGCGCTAGCGCAACCTAGGGGCTATAGTTCAGAGCAAGGGGGCGACCCCACCACACCGCACAGCCATGACCACCCTTCAACAAGTCCGTCACCTGCAAGCCGCTGAAAAAGCAGCCAAAGACGCCTTCTGGGCTGCCGCTGGCCCTGCCGGCTCAGCCATGACCGCCAAACAGCTCAAGCTGCAGGCCGCCATGGTTGCAGCCACCAAGGCCCGTCAACAGGCCATGACGGAGTATGCCGCAGCGCTGGTCTGATCAGCCATGCAGCATCTATCCCCTACGCTTCCGCACGCTGGGTCGGTCCTTTCCGTAAGGCAGGACGCCGCGTGTGGCGGTATCGGAGGCCCAGCACCCCTTTGCACCCTCCTGCCCCCTGCACCCCCGTCCATGGACGAGCAGGAACACTGGCACTTCCTTTCCCCTGACTTTGAAGACACCTGCGGCCCTACCGAGCTGCACGACTTCCACGTCATGTTCCAACTCTCAGGCAAGCCCTACACCGTCCAGCACTTCCCCATCGTTCCCCTGTCAGACCGCGACTCGGACGATGGTGATTCCTGGTACGTCTCAGCCCTGACCCCAAGCCAACGCAACCCCAATCTCCGCTGACCACAACCCCTAGCACTAACGAGCCGCAACCATGACTCAACCCATCTACGGCACCACCGCTGGGATCCGCCACTTCACTCACCGCCGCACTGAACCCACCCTCGATGTGGAGCGCTCAGCCATCAAACGACTCCTCGCTGATTACGAGGCCCGCATCCGTGAGTTCACCCCCGGCAGTTGGGCCGATGGCCACATCTCCGGTGCCATTGAAGCCCTCGAACGCGTCCTGCTCATGGAACTGGAATGACCAGCCCCAACCCACGCCTTTTCCCCTTCCTCAATCACCCCATCCTCACCGTGAACAGCCATGCCACGCACCGCCGCGTTGACCGCTCCGACCTCTACGTCTTCCTCTTCTTCACAGCCATCTTCGCCGTCATCATTGCCCACGCTTGAGGACACCCTTGAACGTGTCACCGCTGCTAAAGCAGCCATCAAAGACTGGGAAGCGGCCCTGCAAGCCGCCCTGGCCGATCTAGACGCTCTAGTTGATGCCGGTGAAGTCAATCCAGACGAACCCCTTCTCTGGAACGACTACAAGCTCACCACCACCACTCGTAAGTCCTACGCCTACCCGGATTACATCACCCAACAGCAAACTGCCCTCAAAGCAGCGCAAGAACTGGCCGTTGCCCTTGGCGAAGTCGAAACCAAGCTCACCACCTTCTGGACCATCCGCAGCCTCTGATGATCCCTACCGCTGCCCTACGTCAGGCCCTGCAGCGGCCACCCGTAGACCCTAACTCTGCGGCATATCAGCAGGCCACCCAAGACACCATCAACGGCATCCTCTGGATCTTGGAAGACCGTCTGCAACATCCCCTAGCACCTTCAGCCAAAGGTGAGCTGCAGCGTCTGCGCAACCTCCTACAAGACCGCGCAGCACTGTGATCACCTTCACCGTGGCAGGGATGCCGCCTGCGCCGCAGGGATCAAAGCGCCACGTTGGTAATGGCCGCATGATCGAGTCCTCCAAAAACGTCAAGCCTTGGCGCTTCCTCGTTCAACAAGCAGCCGTCGCCCTCAACCAACCCACCATTACCGGCCCCGTATCCCTCTCCTGCATCTTCCTCTTCCCACGCCCCAAGTCCCACTACACCGCCAAAGGCACCCTCAAACCTTCCGCCCCTACCTTCCATTCCGTCAAACCCGATGGCAGCAAGTGTCTCCGCTCTACTGAAGATGCTCTTGTGGACGCTGGCCTTCTGCAAGACGACGCTCGCATTGCTATCTCCTCCCACACCAAGCGCTACATCACACCCTCAGAACATCCCGGTGCCATCATCACCATCATCCCGTTGGCAAGCTAACGGCAGCCGTCCAGGTCCCATGGAACCCTGGTCCATTGTTGGCGAATACCCTTTTGACGGTGAGCCGTTTGGTCTCGTCATGCAAGACGATTCCACCTTCACCGAAGCCGAATACATCGCCCGCCAACTGCTCTCCACCTACCGCGTCACCGGCACCTACTTCCCCACCCACGACAACTACCCCCTTCACGGGCACTACCTCTTCACCTACACCGTTGCTCCTGAAACCATTCCCCGCTTAGCCACCATCTGGGCACACTCCTACGACGACGCCCAGCTACGCCTTACCGTATTGGCACAAGATGGCACCCTCTTTATGCCATCACCCGGTTAAACTTAGCCAATGGCCAAAAAAGCAACCAACGTAGAAATTGACGAGCGTGTCAACGCCGTCTACGACTTGCTTTTGCGCGCATACAGTAGGCATCAAATTGTTCAGCACGCCGCAAATACCTGGAACGTATCCCCACGGCAAACTGACGACTACATTGCTCGCGCACGTCAGCTGATGCAGCTTGACGCCGAGCTAGAGCGCCCGCAGTGGCTTGCCGCAGCCATTGCAAGGCTCACTGAATACGAGCGCCGCGCTGCTGAATCCAACCAGCTCGGCATTGCCCTCAAGGCACTTGAAGATCAGGCAAAGCTGCTGCGCTTTGAAATGAGCTGATGAGCCTGCTGGCCGGCATTGCCGATGGCCCCTTGCTTGGCTTCCTTGCGCCAAGTGATCAATCAAACTGTTTTGCTACGTTGCAGCAGGAGCTAGTCAGCTCTCTGACCCCAGCTCAGCGGCAGGTCTATGACGCTTCCACGCGCTTTACCTACCTCTGCTCAGGACGGCGTTTTGGTAAGACTTACCTGTCCCTCACTCGTCTGATCAACTGGGGTCTAGAGCGCCCTGGCGGCATGTTCTACTACGTCGCCCCGACCTACCGCATGGCCAAGCAGATTGCTTGGGTGCAGCTCAAGCAGATGGTCCCGCCACAGGTTTTTGACCGCAAGAACGAAACCGAGCTATCGGTCCACCTTGCTAACGGCAGCACCATCTACCTCAAGGGGGCAGAGGACCCAGACCGCCTTCGGGGTGTTTCGCTTGCCGGTTGTGTGATCGACGAGGCTGCGTATGTCCGCGAGGACGCTTGGACCATGGTCTTGCGTCCTGCGCTGTCTGATCAGCAAGGGCCAGCCTGGTTCACAACCACACCAGCAGGCCTCAACTGGTTTGCGGAAGCTTGGGATGCTGCCGACGATGACCCCGAGGCCAGCACCTTTACCTTTAACACCCTGCAAGGCGGCCAAGTCAGCCCTAGCGAAGTGGATGCTGCACGCCGCACACTTGACGCCCGCACTTTCTCTCAGGAATACGAGGCCAGCTTTGTCAACCTCGTGGGTCGCGTCGTGCCCGACTTCAATGACGACAACATCCGCGAAGACCTAGAGGACCTTGGTGGCGAGCTGATCGTCTGCGCCGACTTCAACGTCTCGCCTATGCACTGGATCATTTGTCAGAAAGTCAAGGATCAGCTGCATTGCATTGACGAGATCCACATCCGTGAAACCCATACCGACGAGGCCACCACCGAACTGCTGCGGCGCTATCCAGAGCGCACCATTAGGGTGTATCCAGACCCCACCGGCCATGCCCGCAAAACCTCTGCTGGTGGCAAGACCGACCATGGCATCCTGCGCAGCCGTGGCCTTTGGGTGTCGGAAAACAAGCGGCCATATATGCAGGATGACAAGCGCAACGCCATCAACTCAATGGTGTGCGATGCCAATGGCACGCGGCGCCTGTTCATCCACCCACGTTGCAAGCAAACAATCAAGAGCCTGCGCAACCTGACGTTTAAGGAAGGCACCAACATGCCCGACAAGGACAGTGGTTTCGATCACGGCTGGGATGCGTTGTCCTATGGCGTGATTGGGGTGTTTGACCCGGTGCATCCGTGGAAGAGCAGCAGCGGGAAAGCAATTCGCAACGTGCGCTTGTATTGATAGAATGGATGGTGCAGCGGGGCGGCAACCCCCTGCACCCGGCCACCTGAGTCACCAGGCAACATGGAAATCATCGCACAACTTGTTTACGGGCCTTTCCTGAGCAGGGATCAAGCCATTGCTCAAGGTTTAAGGCACTACATCACTGGCATCCCTTGCAGCAATGGCCATGTCTCCGTCCGTGGTGTGCGCAAGTGGAACTGCTTAGAGTGCGATAGGCAGCAAAAGGCAAACGAGCGATTGCGCGACCCTGAAAGGGTCCGTGCGAACGAGCGTCGATCTGCTCGCAAACACAGCAACAAGAAAAGAGCAGTAATCCAGGCGTGGCGCCTGCGCAACAAGGACCGTCTCAAGCAATACACAGAGCAAAGGCGCGACCGTTATTACGCAGATCCGCAATACAGAGCCAAGATCCAAGCAATTTATCGACGGTACTGGCAACGCCAGCGCGATCAAGGCACCGATAGAGCTATTGCTCTCAACTTGAGGAACAGGATCACCATTGCAATGATCCGCTACAAAGCAACAAAATCCAATTCAACGGAGGCTTTGATTGGTTGCTCTGTATTGGCTTTGCGCCGACACTTGCAGTCCCAGTTCAGCGAAGGCATGACCTGGCAGAACTATGGCCGCAATGGCTGGCACATTGACCACATCCGGCCCTGCGCCAGTTTTGACCTAAGCGATCCAGCTCAGCAGCGCATCTGCTTTCACTACACGAACCTCCAGCCGCTCTGGGCTGCGGACAACATCCGCAAGGGCGCCAAGCTGCTTTAGGGATGCTGCCGGCTATCTGGTGCATCGCGTTTTTGAAGTGGGCCGTGCCACCGCAGGCAAGGCGGTGCGGAACCTCAAGCTGTACTGATCTATTTCTCGGAGCTTGGAAGCGGCGGCAGGTTTCTCAGCCCATTTTCCACTAGGTAGCAGCCCAGCGAGCTGACCGTGCGCTTCTCTGCCTGCGCCCTGGCCTTGAGCGCGTCAGCAACTGACACCGGCATCACGATCTGAACCCGCACCCCTTCCGCCATACTCTGATCGTGGTACCATTGGACTATCAGCAGCTTAGGCCGCTGAGCCCCGTCCGTAGTGGTGGGCGGGACAAACCGGGGTGCAGCCCGGTATGCCCCTGGCCTCCAAGCCAGCCACGTTCGCCCAGCCGGGAGGTTGGTCCAATCATGCTTGAACACCGATAACGGCTACTACCTGTCGAGACAGTGGCAACAACGCCGACAGCTACGCCTTGAACACGACGGCCACCGCTGCCAAGGATGCGGCATTACTGCTGCACAACTGACAGAGCTGGGCTGGCCATCGCTGCAGGTTCATCACAAGAACGCAGGCCCACCGAACTACTCGTACCCATCGTTTGGCAACGAGCACCTGTCAGACCTTTTGACGCTTTGCTCCGAATGCCACGACGGCATTACCAACTCAGTTCGGCACCAGCGCTTCAAGTTGGACCCGCGCAAGCGCGTTGATGCTGTCCACGTCGCCACACCATCCCTATCGGTTCCACCTACTACTCGGAGACAACGTGTCCAACCTTCCAACGGTTCAGATCCGCTTGCAGGGCGTGAGCCCACTGTTGTGCCACAACGGTCAGACAGCCGATCCGCGAAATACCTACGCCAAGGCAATGAAAGCGGTCAGCAGCAAGCGCAAGAAAACGGATGCTGACCTTGACGAGCTGGCCCGCCTTGAATGGCTGGCTGGCCTGTATCGCTTTAACAGCGAGCTGGTGATTCCTGATTACGTCCTTGAGAGCACCATGATTGCGGGTGCTAAAAAGTCCAAGCGTGGTCCGCAGGCAAAGTGCGGCTTGTTCTTCACTGAACATGCCGTGCTGAAGTTCCCTGGCAAGCCAGATGCCATCTCGGATGAGTCGCTAGCGGCCATGTTTGAGTCGGGCGACTTCACGCACACCATTGGCGTTCGGGTCGGCATGGCCAAGGTCATGCGGACTAGGCCCATCTTTCGTGGTTGGAGCTTGGATGCTCTCGCTCAGTACGACCCTGACGTGCTGAACCAGCGCGACATTGAAGAAATTGCAGTTGATGCTGGGAAACTGGTGGGCCTTGGTGATTGGCGGCCTAAACATGGCCGCTTTGATGCTGAGGTGGTGCCGGTGGTTGAGAAACTGAACAGCTTGCTGGCTGAGGTGGCCTGATGCGCTGGGCATCCTTCGGGTGTAAGCCCCAGCATGGTCGGGTCCGGTTGCATTGGGATGGGTCGGGTTTGGCAAGTTCGCGGTTAGGCCCGCTTAGGCGCGGTTGGGTTTGGTGTCAGCTGCAGACGGCAGCGTGGAGGGCTTAGGCCTTCCCCGCCGCCTTCATTGGTGGTTCATGCGTGGCTGCATTAGGTCGGGCAAGGTCGGCCACGGTGCAGTTGGGTGGGGACTGGTACGGAAAGGGTTGCGGACGGCAGCACGGAGGGCTTTGGCTCTCCCTGCTGCTCTCACAAGAGCAGACTGGGTCGGGTTCGCTTAGCTTCGGCGGGGTGCGGTTGGGCATGGCGCGGTTGGTTCCGGCGCGGTCGGGTCAAGTTAGGGCTGATGATCTCAGCACTGAGGGCTTCGGCCCTCTCTGCTGGGTTTTTTGAATCCAGTTTTGGCAAGGCGTGCTGAGGTAACGCCCGGTGGGGCATGGCGCAGTTGGGTCGTGTCGGGTATGGCTTGGAAGCAGCTGAGAGCACTGTCTCTTAGCTGCTTTTTATTTTCTGAGACAGGAAAACTAGCCTTAAAGGATTGATGTACTCCTCTGCTGCAGGCATCTATCAGCCCCTAGCGTTCTCAGGCAACATCATCGATTGTCGCGTTGAGGACCCGGGTTTTGCCTGGCGGCGGATGGAGCCCCGCTGGGAACTGATTGAAGCCCTCATCGGTGGCACGCTGATGATGCAGGCCGCAGGCCGCCGCTGGCTGCCGCAGGAACCCAAAGAATCTGACGACAGCTACAAGGCCCGCCTCGCCCGTTCGGTGTGCCCACCGTATTACCAGCGGCTTGAGCAGATGTTGGCCGGCATGATCAACCGCAAGCCGGTCCGCCTCGATAACGTCAACGAGGTCATTACCGAGCACCTGTTTGACACGGACCTGCAAGGCAACGACCTCAACGTCTTCTCCTACGACCTAGCCCGCAAAACCCTGCGCTACGGCCACTGCGGTGTGCTGGTGGACTTTCCCCGTGGCGATGAAAATGCCCAAGGGGATCGGCCCTATTGGCTGACCTACACACCCCGCGACATTCTCGGCTGGCGCACCGACATCCTCAACGGCAGCCAAAAGCTGACCCAACTGCGTCTGCGTGAGCAGGTGGTGGCCCCGTATGAAAGCGGCAACGGCTACGGCGAGCAGATCATTGAGCAGATCCGGGTGCTGGAACCCGGCAGCTTCCAGTTGTTCCGCAAGACCCCCAGCAAAGGCGGCGACTACGAGCTGATTGCTGAAGGGCCCACCACCCTCGACGAGATCCCCTTTGCGGTGGCCTATGGCAACCGCGTCGGCCAACTGGAATCCACCCCGCCGCTAGAGGAGGTGGCGTTCCTCAATCTGCAGGCCTACCGGGTCGGCTCGGACCTGAGCAATCAGCTGCACATTGCTGCGGTGCCACGGTTTCACCTGTATGGCGTGCCGGCAGAGCTGGATGAGATCACCGCAGGCCCTGATTCGGCCATGGCCTTGCCGGTGGATGCCCGCGCTGAGTTCGTCGAGCCCCAAGGCACCAGCTACCAGTATCAGTTCCAGCAGCTAGACGCCATCCGGGATCAGATCAATCAACTGGGCCTAGCCGCCATCCTCGGCCAAAAGAACGTGGCCGAATCAGGCCTAGCCAAATCCATGGACCGCAGCCAAGGCGACTCAGCCCTCATGACCGTGGCCCTTGGCATCCAAGACACCATCGACAACTGCCTCAAGTTTCACGCGGCCTACCTGGGCATCAGCAACCCTGGCAACAGCATGGTCAACACCGACTTTGTGAGCCAGCGCATTGAGCCCGGACACGCTGCCGAACTGATGAAGCTCTGGCAATCGGGTGCCATCACTCAAGAAACTCTGTTGATTCAATTGGCTGATGGGGAATGGCTCTATGACGACTTCTCGGTAGACGGTGAACTGGAAGCCACCGCCGCCCAACAGCAGGCCCGCCTAGAAGCGCAGGAGGCCCAATTGCAAGGTGCCATCAACGAGTTGCCAACTGCACCAGCCAACGACAGCCAAGAAGCCAACAACGGCGACAACGAGGATGCCTAGCATCAATAGCTGCATCTTCCCAAAAGGAAGTAACATCTAAAGCGTAACGACTTGGTATGTATGTCTGAGGAATCCTCTGCCCCTGTGGAGCAGTCGCTAGAACCCTCTGCCGTTGAAGCTGAACTGGAAGCCCTGCGGCGTAAAAACCGTGAGCTACTGGACGAAGCCAAGAAAGCCAAGGCCAAAGCACAATCCATTCCTGATGGCATTGACGTGCAGGAACTGATCGAGTTCCGCAACCGCCATGAGCAGGCCAAGCTGGAATCCGAAGGCAAGTACGCCGAAGCCCGCCAAGCCTTAGAAGCCCAATACCGCGAGCAAACGGCTGCCAAGGATCAACGCATCAGCGACCTAGAAGCCAAGGTGCGCGAGCTGGAATTGGTATCCCCAGCCATGGCTGCCTTGGCTGAAGTGGTCCACGACCCTGAAGCAGTCTTGCGCCTCAAGCTCAAGCCTGAGCAAATGGAACGCGAACCCGATGGCACCGTCGTGGTGGTGGATGGATACCAACGCACGCCGGTCAAAGAATGGGCCAGCAGCCTGCCAGCCTGGATGCAAAAAGCACCCAAGCCTCAAGGTTCCGGCGCACCAGCCGGTAACCGGGCCAGCAGCACCGCGCCAACAACAACCAAGAATCCATTTACCCGCGAACATTTCAACCTGACAGAGCAAGCCAGGATCTACAAAACTGACCCTGATCTCTACCAACGGTTAAAAGCTGCGGCAAAGTAGCTTCAACTGGGATGGCTTGTGGCCCCCACGCAGCCTGTGGCTACCTACAAACCATCCACTAAGGAGCTATTACAGTGGCAACACTGCGTAGCGACATCATCGTTCCCGAGATTTTTTCGGCTTACGTTGATGAAGCTGTAACCACCCGCTCTGCGTTCCTGCAGTCGGGCGTCATCCAACCCCTTGACATCCTCAATGCCACCGAAGGCGGCGATTATGTCAACGTGCCCAGCTGGACCGCCAACCTCAGCGGTGACGCTGAAGTGCTGAGCGATTCCACCAGCCTGATCCCCGGCAAGATCGGTGCCGAGAAGCAAATCTGCCCGGTGCTGCACCGTGGCCGCGCATGGGAAGTCCGCACCCTGGCCGCTCTGGCCGCTGGTGATGACCCCATGGCTGCCATTGGCCGCAAGGTGGCTGATTACATCTCCCACCAGCAGCAGAAGGATGTGTTCGCCATCCTCAAAGGCATCTTTGGACCGCTGACCAGCAACACCACGGGTGCGCTGAAAGCTCTGGCCATTGATTCCAATGCCACGGCAACCGTGCTGTCCCCCGGCAAGGTGGCTGAAGCTCGCGCTGCCCTGGGCGACCAAGGCGAGAAGCTGAGCGTGATTGCCATGCACAGCAAGGTCTACTACGACCTCGTTGAGCGCCGGGCTATTGACTATGTGACCGCCGCTGAGGCTCGCGCCACTGCCGACAGCTCCATGCCTGACGCCTTTGGCGGCAGCGTGGCCAGCTCGTTCGGTGAAGTGAACGTGCCGACCTACATGGGCCTTCGCGTAATCGTTTCCGACGACGTGAACAACGACGGCACCCAATACGCCTCGTACCTGTTCACCCCTGGTGCAATGGCTTCCGGCAGCCAGATGGGTCTGGTCACTGAAACTGACCGTGACATCCTCGCTTTGAGTGATGCCATGTCGGTCCACTGGCACAACCTCTATCACCCCCTCGGCCTGTCTTACAAGGCTGGTGGTGTGAACCCCTCCCGCGCCACGCTGGAGACCGTGACCAACTGGGAACAGATCTACGAGACCAAAAACCTCGGGATCGTGTCCATCGTCTCCAACCCCAACTTCTGAGGTAACTAACGATGGCATCCCTTTTTGAACTGGAGCAGCCTTCCTTTGGCCGCTCGTCTTCTGGCCTTGGTCTGGTCACTGCTGCTAACGCAGACGTGGCCCTGACCGCTGCCCAGAGCGTTGGCGCTGTGGTGGTTCACACCCCTACCAGCAACAAGACCGTCACCACTGCCACGGGCGCTGAGATCATCGCTGAACTCGGCCCTCAAGCCAAAGTCGGCCAGACCTTTGAGGTCGTTGTCGTCAACCTCGGCGGTTCCACCTTCACCTCGACCTTCACGGCTGGCACCACTGGTGTCACCGTGACGGGCGTGGCAGCGGTGCAACCTGGCACCTCCGGCACCTTCATTGGCCGGGTGGCAACATCGTCCACCGTGATCTTTTACCGGAAGTGATCTAGATGGGCATGTTCGCTTTTAAGCGACTGCGTGAACTGGAGGCTGCTTCTTTGGAGGTGGCCTCTTTTTCTATAGAGCAGTCAGAGCAGCCGCAGGAACCGCCTGCGCAAACTAGAAGACCCCGTGCCCGCAAGGTCAAACCTGATGGAACGCAGTGATTACAACGGCGCCATTTACATCACCGATACCACTGCACGCGCTGGCAGGTTTTGGGCAATCACGGCACTGGAGGCCACGGTGATCAACACCGCTAGCGTGTTTGATTACGCGGGTGACAGCATCAGCGCCCTGCCGATCCCAGTTGGCACCACCATCTACGGCAACTTCAGCAGCATCAAGCTGACCAGCGGCAAGGTCCTTGCCTACATCAGCTGATGGCCGTCAAAGCAAAGGCTGGCCTCAACGGCACCATCCGTAAAGAGCCGGTCCATCACAAGACCACGCAAGGATCAGGGCGTGGCAGCCGCGCTAAGGCCGGTAAAAAGCCGTACCGGGGTCAGGGTCGCTGATGGCCATCTCTGACGAGATTGAACTGTTCCTGCGCAATGCCTTGCGGTCCAAGGCGGTGGAGGACCGTTTGATTCGTCAGGCCCTTGGCGAGCTGCGCATCACAATGGCCGCAGTGGAGCGCATCGTGGTCCAGTCCGGCACGCTGGCCGTTGGCATCAACCGGGAGAACACCATCCGCGCTGTGGTCAACGCGGTGGCCCGCAGCGTGCAGCAGACCTGGGGTGTTCCGGTGCTGGCCACGCTGCAGGAATCGTTGGCACCGTTTGTTGAGCAGCAGTTGACCTTTGCCCGGCAAATGGTTGAGGCAGCAGGGGGCACGCTCTCCGCTGAAGGTGCGGCCAGCGTTCAGGTGCGCCAGGTGGTCAACAATGCCGTGGTCAATGGCAAAACCTTGGCCGATACGTTGACCGCAACGCTGCCCGCTCAGGTGGCGGACCGGGTGGAGCGCTACATCCGACTGGGGCTGTCAGATGTGGGCGGCGAGGTGATCAGTACCTTTGAGGATGCGGTGGTCCGGCGCGTAGAGAACAACGTCGAGGCCATCATCCGCACGGGCGTGCATGAGGTGGGCAATGCAGCTCAGCAGGCCATCTACGAGTTTGAGACCGACCCAGATTGGCTTGGCGAACAGGGCCTGGTCTGGACGGCAGTGCTGGATTCAGCGGTGTGCCCAATCTGCATTGGGCTTGATGGCAAGCGGTTTGGCACCAGCTACCGCAAGGTCAGCCCCCACATGAATTGCGTCTTAGGCGACACGCTGATTGAGCCCGGCATCCTCGCTGCTGGTATGCGAAGCGTATACAGCGGAAACGTTGTCACTGTCCGCACGCACGGCGACAGGCTGCTTTCGGTTACCGAGAACCATCCAGTGCTCACCAGCAACGGATGGAAGCCTGCCAAGCTGCTCCAAGAGGGCGATCAGCTCGTCTGTAGCGGCCTCAAAGCAGAAGCGGTTGTCGATCCAAACCTCAATCAAAGCCCAACCACGGCCAAAGAGCTGTTTGCGCTTCTCAGCCATCAAGCGCCTGTGGCTGGAGGTTGCGTGCCAGCCGCCCCCATGGATTTCCACGGCGATGGGGCCGGGATGCACGGCGAGGTCGATATTGCAGCTGTGAACTGGAAACTGCTGCTCAACAGCCAAGCCATGTGCGCGGAGCACATGCGCGATGCGCTTTTCGTTGTCGCTGATATGCAGCTGGCGCTTGTAGACGACTTGAGCACGCTTGATGCGCTCCTCCTCGCTATGCACGCGACCGCGAGCGGCTTTGTTGGCAGCAGCAACTTGGCAGCTTCGCTGCTCGGCAGTCATCTGACTCCACTTGAGCGACTCCGCCTCGCTTTGCGTGCGCGGAGTGATGCCCGCTTTGATGAGCCGCTTGCGGATGCAACCACGAGCAACGCCAAAATGGTGAGCGACCTGGTTTTCGCTCATGCCGGAGCGGTAGAGCTGAACGACCAAAAGCAAGTCGGGGTTGGGCTTGGTTCGCAAGGTGACCCCGGCACGCCTGAGGCAGTTACGGATGGCTTTGATGCTGACGCCATGAGCGTTGGCCAGTTTGTTCATGCTCATGCCGGATTGGTAGAGCTGGACAATGTGGTCAACGTCCAGGTTGAGGAGCGGCATGACGTACCTGTATACGATTTTTCTACGCTCAGCGGGGCGTATTTTGCTAGTGGCATTCTAACTCATAATTGCCGGTGTTTCCTCGTACCGGCCAAGTGGCGCGATGAGGACATGACCAGCCCCAGTGGTGAGCCCGTCGCCACCAAGCGGCCTGCAGAAGGGGATAGCGGTGAGCAGACGGTCAGCTTTAAGCGGGCGGCCAAGAACTGGGTCAAGGACAACCCGGAGACGGCCCGCGACATCTTTGGGGTGCGGCTTGGTGATCAGCTGGTCAGCGGCAAAATCAGCTTTGACAAGGCCGTTAAGCAGTGGAGCGCTAAGCGCTGAGCAAACTAGTCTTAGCGCTGTTGTCCCATGCCCGTCACCGTCACTGCCACTGTTGGAGCATCGGATGCCAACAGCTACCTGTCGGTTGCTGCTGCTGATTCCATCGCAGCCACCATGCTGACCACCCTGAAGTGGGGCACCGCAACTACCGATGACAAAGGCAAGGCACTCATTGCAGCCACGCGCTCGCTGGATCAGCTTGAGTGGGTAGGCAGCAAGGCGTCCACCACGCAAGCCCTGCTCTGGCCCCGCGAGGAGGCCACCTGCGGCGAGAAGGATTATGCCGATGATGTCATCCCCGATGAGATCAGGTACGCCACCTTTGATCTGGCCGATGCGCTGCTCAATGATTCGACGCTGCTCAAGCCGGCCAATGCGGGCCTCGCTGAACTAATCCCTGGCATCCCCAACGCCGACCTCAAAAGTGCCCGCGTGGACGTGCTCAGCGTGGACTTCCGCGATGGCGGGGCCCCAGTGGTGCAAAACGCCTTGACAGTGCTACCCCATTTGGTTGGTGTTCTCGGTTGCTTGTGCCTATCGGGCCCGAAAACATCCGCAGGCCAAATCTCAGTGTTGCGGAGTTAGGATGGTTGAGTGGCTAAACGTTCCCGCGATCAGCTCTCCCTACTGACAGCATTAGGGCTGCCAGAAGAAAAGCTGCGCACGGAAGATCACCTCGCCACACCACTGACCCGCGAAGAGCAGCGAGCGTTTGGCAAGCTCTACGCCGAGAACATTGGCCTGGTCAAGTTCTTCGCCAACAAGCTGACCCGTAAATACGGATATTGCATGGCCACCGAGGACATCAATAGCTGCGTGGACTTTGCGGCCATCAAGGCATTCCGCGCTTGGAAGCCAGAGCGGGGCAAGCTCAGCACCATCCTGTGGAGCTTTGCCCTCGGTGAGTGCTTGCATTACCTGCGCAGCAGCAACTGGGGCATCAAGGCGCCGCATAAGGTGCGCGAGCTGGGCAATGCCGCCCGCAAGCTGGTGGATCAAGGCATGGCGCCCGATGCCATCTGCGCCGAGCTGGGTTGTGACCGTGAGCAGCTCAAAGAAGCCCTAGTGGCCACTGCAGGCATCGCCCACGATGTTAAAGGGTTTGATCTGCACTGCTCGCACTATCCAACGCCGATGGATTGGCTTGAGCGGCAAGAAGAGTTGGCAATGGCGGCAACCTAAAACAAACCTCCACAGGATCAATGGCGGGCACCTATTTTGCATCCCTTGATGTCCGCTTCTGGGTGAAGCTGGGCACCACGGCCAGCACAGCTCCAACCACCAGCAGCACCATGACCGAGGTGCTGTCTCTGACCAACACCTCCATCTCGGTCAGCTCTGACACCCAAACGGTGCTGGACTACTCAACCGATTTTGGCTTCTCTAGCCAGCTGGTGACCGGCAACAGCTACAACATCAGTTGTGCCCTCAACCTTGACCCGACCTCTGAGGGCTACCTGACGCTCAAGCGGGCCGCTCAGACCTCGGCCAACAACGTGGCAATCCAGTGGTATCGGGAGCTGCCGCTGGTGGGCACCAGCAACGACAATCCTCAAGTGGATGCCGGTGTGGCATTCGTCTCCAACTGGTCTGAGAGCCTAGAAGCTGGCTCGGTGGCCAGCGTCAGCTTTGACCTGCTGGGCTACGGAGCGCCAAAGAACTACCGCCAGGGCGACCCGGTGGCCACCTTGACCATCACCGATGGTGGTCTGGGCCTGACTGCTGGCACGGGCGTGGCACTGGTTTCGACCAGCCCTGCTCAAGGCAATGGCTCTGGCAAGAACGCCACTGCGACGATCACCGTCAACGGTTCTGGCGTCATCCAAACTGCCACCATCGTGGCCGGCGGTCAGGGTTACAAGGTGGGCGATGTGCTGACCATCAGCGATCCAGCGGTGCTGGGCAGTGGCGACACTGCTTGCGTGCTGACTGTGGCCACCGTCAGCTGAGCAAGCTAAGGCGTGGAAGATGGGGCGGCAGGTGGTGGGCCTGCCGCTTTTTCTTTGGCTACAGCGCCCGGCCTGCTAGGCGTGACCACTCAGCCTTGAAGAATCCGTCCAACGGCAGGTTGGTTAGGGCTGGCTTGATCCAGTCGCGGGCTGGGTAGTTCTTACCCGGCACGTCTTGCAGGATGTAGCCGGCATAATTCACACCGCTGTTGCCCCAGGTGAACTGCAGCGTGGTGGCATTGATGCGCTCACGGCGTTGGCTGCGCAGGAACGCCCCGGTGTCCACAATGTCCCGTGGGCTGCCTTCGATGGTGCCGTTGCGGCGGTAGGTGGTGCCGGGCCATGGGAACTGCACCAGTTGAATCTCCTCTTTGAACTGCCGGTCAATGGCCTTGCCGTAGGCCGTCATGATGTTGGCCACGCGCAACTTGAGTTGCGGTGCGTTCCAGCCGGTCAGCTTGTAGGTGGCCTGAACCTGAACGGCCATCAGCGCTGCCGGTAACGAACGATCCGCACCCGATCACCAATCACCGTTTGGATGGTGGAGCCGATCAGGCCGGTGGTGCCGTAGGGCGTGCGGCTGCCGAGTACCTCACAGGTTTGGCTGCCCTGGCCTGAGAAGTTGAGCGTGCCACGGGTGCCGGGCTTGATGCGGGCATCAAGGGCTTGTGGGTTGATGGCATAGCCCTCAAAGAAGTCGGCATCCATCTCAACGCCTGGCAAGTCCTCTTTGGATGGGGAGCCTTGGCGCAGATACAGGGTGACTGTGACCGCTTCGGTGTTGGCTGTCACGTTGCCGGTAGTGGCATCAGTGGTTGTGCCAGTGGTAGGAACAGTGAAGGAAGCGGTCGCGTTTGCTAGTGCGATCAAAGCGCTGGCCATTTCCTATCCCCTGTGTTGATAGGTTTCCGTTTGCGGCAAGCTATGGAACGGATGGCATGGCGACGTGGCGGAGAGTCTCGGTAGTGCCGTACTAACGCTGTCGGTTGATGACTCGGCCTACAAAGCGGGGCTGAATGCGGCTAAAACACAAGCCACTAGCACGGTAGACAGCATTGCCGGAGCCTTTCGCAATCTGGCTGGGATCGTTGGTGTTGTTGGCATCGCCGCCTTTACTCAACAAGTCATTGCAGCCGGTCAAGAGTCACAAAAGACCAAGCTGCAACTAGAAGCGTTGACGGCTGCTTACGGAGAGCAGCAGAAGGCATCAGAAGCTGTTGCCCGCATTCAGGCCGTGCTTGGCATCAGCGCCACCGAGGCGCGGCAGGGCTATGCCCAGCTTTATGCCGCATTGCGGGGTACGGGTATTGGCGCGACGCAGCTTGAGGTTTTGTTCGTTGGCCTCAATAAGGCAGCCATAGCATCGGGAGCTAGCGCTGCAGAAGCATCTGCTGGCCTGCTGCAACTTAAGCAGGGTCTTGCGTCTGGACGGCTACAGGGTGACGAACTGCGTTCCGTTTTGGAGAGCCTTCCCGCACTGTCGCAAGCCCTTGCCGATCAACTTGGCGTTAGCGTCGGTGAGCTGAAAAAACTGGGCGGCGAAGGCAAAATCACTTCTGACGTGATTTTTGAGGCGGCCAAGAAGTTTGCAGGCCAAACGGTCCGCGCCAAAACAGAAACCGAAAATCTAGGCGTTGCCTTTGAGAACCTTAAAGAGCAAATTGCAGCGGCAGTAGGCCCAGGCGTTGTACAAGTATTGGCTGGAGTCGCAGCAGGCGTTGCGACCTTTGCCAAGCTCGTTCAAGACAATGCCGGCAAAATCAAAGGCTTTGTCGTGGCGACATTGGCGCTTGGTCGGGCACTGGCGCCTTTCGCTGCAGCCATCTTGGTTGTGCGCTCTGCCATGGTGGCTTATCAGGTTGCGGCCAAGGCGGCGGCTGTTGCACAGGCTGCCGTATTGGCACTGCAAGGCCCGACAGGATGGGCCGTGCTGGCAGCAGGCTTGGGACTAGCAGCTGGCGCCGCGCTAACAATTGAAAAGGTAATGGGCGGCGTTGCAGGTCAAACAGAAGAGGCCCGCAAGGCATATGAAAAATACAAAAAAGAGTTTGAAGGAATCCTAGCTGGGACCAACCTAGAAACGCCAGATAGCGCAACCGACAAAGAGACCATCAAGCTACAAAAAGAAATTGACCTAAACAATATCAAGCTAGAAAGCATTAAAGAGCAAGTTGAAGCCACGCAGGATTTGGCTGCAGCTGAGCGAGGTGTTGCTCGTGAAACGCTTGCCTCTGTTCAGGCTATTCAATTTGGCATTGCCGAGGCTCAGCGCCGTGAACGTGAAATCGGCGCACAGATTGATGCGGCCAGGCGACTTGGTAAAGAAGATGATGCACAAAAGCTGGTATCGGATCAGGTCGTAGCCGCCAATCAAACGCGATTAGAGCTTGAAAAAGGCGCTTTGGCCTTGAGCGAGGCCGGTGAAAAGCTGCGCGACGACATTCGCACCAGCGTAGTGGAGTTCACCAAGGTTCGCAGCGACCCGCAAGGCTTAAACCGTTTCCTGAATTCCCAAGAGCGTCAGAAACGGGCCGAGGTTGACTTTCAAAAGCTGCTGCCAGGTTTTAGAGAAGCACAAGCACGTTTTGAACGCTTAACTGGCGCACGGGCGCCTGAATTTAGCGGCACAACCGCTGGCGTAAACGAAGCTATCCGCAATTTTATTAATAGCGTCAACAATGAATTTAACACAACCAAAGAGTTTACTGATACATTAAAAGCACTTGACACCAATACAATCGCATTAAACGCAACAAATCAATTACTTGCAGCAACTGTGCAAAGCCTTGTAGACAAAAATTGGAATGTTCAATTGACGCAAGGCGCAAATGGCATGTGGAGTGCCTCTGGCGATATGGCTGACCAAAGCAACCGTGCTTTCTCGGTGCCATCATGACCACCACCATTGGCTCGTTTACCTGCAGCTTCCTGACGGTCCAGCCGTTCGGCTACGAGGGTGAAGCTCGCACGGGCCTGACTGCTCGCACGTTCCAGATCAGTGGGCTGCTGACCCCAGCGCAGTGGCAGTCGCTGTTGAGCGAGTACAACACCTGGCGCGATACCCGCATCACCGATCAAGACACGGCCCTATCCGGCACTGTTGGCACGACGATTGCGCTCACGGCTAGTGCCAATGGCGTCAGCGTGACAAGCCTGGCCTGCTGGTTTGCGGATCCCCCCAGCGGTGAGCAGACCGGGGCTTACATCAGCGCCAGCGTCACCCTTGTTGATGCCGCCCAAGCCTTGGCGGTGCTGCTGCGCGAGCAAGAAAAGAGCCGTCAGAGCAGCGAATCCAACCTCCCCAGCTTTGGCAGCTGGTACATCGTCACCAACACCCCCGACAAGATTGTGCCGAGCTTGGGCGTCGGTGAAACCGCAGCAGCCACCATCGTGCTCACCGCCGACCCGGTGACCTACCAAGACGGTCCCACGCTGGGGCTGACCACCACAGGAGCCCACGTCATCCAGGGCCCGCTCACGGCCACCAAGGTCCGCCGCATTGAGGGCACCACCAGCAGTGCCAGCTGGGCCGTCATCCAAACGTGGTACGAGGAGGTGGTGGCCGCCATCCCGGCAGTCAACAGCTGGTTCCCGATTTCGCCCCCGACGGCCACTGCTGAGGTGATCATCAGCAGCGGTGCCAAGAGCACTCGGTACACCGTCAGCGTTGACCTGGCGCTGGTGAAGTAATGGCCATCGACATCCGCGCCACACTCACCTGCTCGCTCGGCACCCTCATTAGCGGCAGCATTTCGGACGACTACCTGCAAGGCAGCGGGCTTGTCAAGACTCGCGGCACCTGCGAAATCAGCGGCCTGATTACCCCCGCCGTAGGAACAGCGGTGACCTTCAGCTACACCAAGGGCGGTGTCACCACAAGCATCCCCCGCAAGCTGCGCGTCCTTTCGTCGTTCGCTGATCCCTTCCGCCGCACCACCAAAGTCGAGCTGGGCTGCAAGCTCACCTATCTGTCCGACCTGCAGGAGCCGGTGGTCTGGACGGCGTTTGACGACGACGAAAACAACGACTACACCGAAGCGGACCAGCGCATCGTCACGCTGCCGATCCATGCCAGCAGCGTCATGGACAAGTGCCTGACTGAGCTGGGCATCACCGCTGCCAGCAGCCCGCTCACCAACAAGTTCTCAGTTGCCGAGTTTGACTTTGGCCCCGGCTACGTCCAGGTGCTGAGCGACCTGCTGGTATCCGAGTCCTACTTCGGCTACCTCAACACCAGCGAGGTGCTGCAAATCGTCAGCCTCGACCAGGACGGCGGCAGCGGCCCGGTCTACACCGCTGCCGACATCGTGGACCTCGGCCCAATTGGCACCGGCCAGCTCCCCGGCGAAGCGGTCACCGTCAGCTACAGCACCCTCAGGCTCAAGGATCCAGACAGCAGCAGCGGGCTGAGCGACCCGTGGGTTTACACCGTCACCCGTGGCGCACCGCAGAGCGTCAAGGTCGGCAGCAGCGTTTACAGCTACATCCCTGAAACCGTCACCGAAACCGAGTACGAGACAGGCGGCGAGCGACGCA